TATTACACCAATGGTTGCCTGTTGTAGTTCTTGAGCAACTCTTTCATCAAAAGCAAATTTTAATTGTGAAGCACCTATTTGTGCAATAAAACTATCTGAAGATAAAGGACCATTTGATCCTACAGGATCATTTTGGAATACTATATTAAAAGTGGGATATGATGAATAACTATAATATCCTGGATCCCAATACGGTTGATATATGTTTCCATTATTTTGTAGATCAGTGATAATTACTAAATCTTTATAACCACCACTAGGACCCCACTTGTTAGTGACGTAAGCAGTTTCAATATAAAACTCATTAACAACATCTAGTACAGTGTCATTTGGTTGATAAGGACCTTGATTTGTTCCTTCGGGATTGTTAGTTGATGCTATACTATTAATCCCAATAGGATTACCAAATCCTCCTTCAGGTCCATATTCATTTAAAGGATATAAATCTTTTGCAAATAAATTCGTTGACACATAGTTATTTGGTGAATCAATTACGTTAGTTACGGTTAAATTGGTTTCGTAATTAATTGGGTTTGACGGTGATGTGTAAGCTCCTGGCACTCCATATGGTACTAGGTTTCTAACTAATAACTGTTTCCTAAATGATTCTGAATTACCAAACGATAAAAAACTTTCGGCCATACTACTTTATTCTATAAATAGATATTATGTATTTTTTTGAAGGAGTATATACCTACTAATTTTTCTTACCTGTCGCTGCGCTTGGTTCAGACCCACCATTCAACAAGAAATTAGTTTGACTTGCATTACTCGGGTCAGATAATAAATCGTTAATGTTCCTTTGTGTCACACCGTTTACATTACCTTCTCCCTTCAAAATAAGAGTACCTTCGTGTTTATGAGTTACTGTTTTTGTTTCTTTATTTTCAGGATTTCCCACATTTTTATATGTTTCAGCAAAAGTTGTAGAAACGTCTTTAGCAATATCTGTTACTAAAGCCGAACCTTTTGGTACTAATTTATCAAATATATCTTGAGTATTTTTTTGTAATTGTTCACTATAAATTGCAACATTTGCCTTATTACCATCCATTAAGGATTTAATTAATCCTTCAGCAGGACCTGCTAGGTTTTGCATTTCATTTCTAACACCCTCTGTACCTCCTACGGCTTTACTTACGTTTTTAGCAACCGCAAGATTGGTTTTAGCAACTGCTCCATAAAATCTACTTAAACTAGGTGATGTCGCTTTTCCCATTTTAAGTGCTAATTCACCACTTTTAAAATATGCTAAAGTTTGTTCTTGAACTGATAATTGTTCTACCGCCAACTCTTCCAAACTTTTAGATGAGTCTTCGTTTGCCTTTTTTAATTCGGCAATGTCTTGTGGTGTTAATTCTTCAACAGCCTTTGTAACAACCTCACCACTCTCTTGTTTAACTTGTATTTTTGCGACACCACCTTCTAATTGTGCCATTGAGGCAATGAGTTGTTTTGTTTCTTCATCACCTTCGGCTAATGAAGGAAATTTAATTTGTTTCATTTTCATATCAAAGTCTGCTGCGTTAATTGACATTTTTGCCAATTGTTCCACAGGTATTTCCATTTCTTTCGCAATTTCTCTTAACCTTCTTTTAGAACCTGGAAGTATTTCGAATTTACCATTTTTTTCATTAAATGTTGTAAACTCTTTGGTAATATTTATCATTTCTTTTTGTAATCCTTCAGGATCATTCGCTGCCAAATCCATTGCCTTTAAAGGATCTAACAATCCACTGGCGGTTACACCAAGTCTTTGTAATCCCGCTGCCATTTCTATTGCTCCTTCAGGATTATATATTTTTTCAGAAAACGAAAAGACTTCCCTCATTTTAAGACCACTTCTTTGTGATGTTGCCGCCATAGTTGCTAAACCTTTGATACCGTTATCAAAGTTATACAAATTCATTTTGTTTAAGTTTGAAACAACATCACTTGAAACTCCTTTAACAGAAACTCCGACATTTTTAGCGTAATCAATTACTGTTTTCATTTCTGAACCAACATCATTAATTGATACTCCGACTTCTTTAAAATTGGCAGCTAAAGTTTCCTCTTGTTCTCCAGTAACTTTTGACACCGCCGCTAATTCAGTAATAGCTTTTGTACTTAAACTTGCGGTAGTTCCCAATCCTCTCATTATGTCACCAACTTTTTCGGCTATTTTGGCTTCGTCAATCCCCATCTTAGCTAATTCAGGAGCAACGTCTGCGATGGTTTTTTTGAACTCTTCCATCCTTTCCTTTCCTAAACCAAAAGTTGCTTGAAGTCCTGTTCCGTATTCGTCTAGTTTTGCAAAAGCATCTGAATTCAATGGATTTATGGCTTCACTATATTCTTTTGCTGTTGAAAGTAATTTATTTGTAATTCCGTCTAGATTTGCCACCCATACATTATAAGAGTCTGCACTTTCTTCAAATGATGAAGATTGAGTTGAAGATTGAGCTCGTTGAAGATTTCTAATTTTACCATCTTGATAATCTATAGTCGCATCTCGGTCTTTAAGTTCTCTAATTAACTTTTCAGTACTTAAATTTTCGTAACTAGGCATTTAAACTTATTTTTAAATAAATATTGTTTTATTTCTTTTCGCTTTCAGAAACAAATTTATTTATAAGATACTTCCTTACATACGTTGGCATATTCAAAAATTCAGAATATTGTGTTCTAAATATTTTTGAGAAATAATAAAATTCGTCTAAAATTGTTGTTTTATATTGATAAGAAAGGCCGAAAAAACTCCACCCCAAAAGTAATGTCGATCACTACTCTTTCTCCTGACGGGGCTATTACTTCTTTTGATAGATCTAATCTCGGTTCATTTTCAGATAAAAACTTTCTAATATATTTGGAATCAGCAATTGGCATCTTTTCAATAAAGATTGCAATATTACCTTTGTCAGAATCTCCGTCAATTTCAACAATTTGTTTTAATAATCTTGTAGTAATAGTTGGAGTCACTCTTCCTGCTGGATATGATTTTAAGATATTTTCAATTTCAAATTTTTCACCCATATTCAAGATTTTTAATTTTACTCTTGATCCTGACACAGGAAGTTTGGTTTCAAAATATCCATCTTCATTTGGTTCATAATTAATTTTTTTGTAATTTAATTCGTCTAAACTAATTGTCGTTTGAAACCTTTTATCAGTTTCTGGATCAATAGAACTAACAGTGTATTCAGGTCCAAATGATGTATTTCGTAAAAATAAAAGGATTGCTTCAACATCACCATCAACAAGTTCTTCGGGTCTTAAATCTTTTTCATAAAGTTTATTTCTTAATAAAGGAAATATAATACTTTCTGTTATACTTTTTTTATAATCCGCTTCAGCAATGATATTCTCATCAACTGCGGTTAAATAACCAACCTTTACAGATTTCTTTTTTGATTTGTAAAATTTACCTTGACTAGGTAGTTGTATCACATCATGAGGTAAATTGAATTCAGCTTGTCCTGCTTGATAAACATCTTGTTCCATATTATTTTTTATAATAAAAATAAGAATATGTTATTGTTAGTAAACATTTAATTCTTAAATAAAAAAAATATATGTGATTAATAAACCAATATACAACGGTCCATTCTCATCTGACAACTTATTTTTGCTACACCATCTGATGAATATGTTAATGATCCCCCATCATATCCTAAAAGGAAAGTTCCTTCTAAAATCCATTTTTCAACAACAACACCTGTTGGGTCTAACATTTCAAGATCAACATTTTTCTTGTATCCCGCAGCATAACCCATACGTCCTGTTACTGACTCAGCACATAAACGAATCCATTCCATAACCGCTTGAGACGCAGAAGGTCCAATTGGATCTCTAAATGTTACAGGTAACTCTCCCCAAGTGAAACGACCAGCAACATAAGTTGAAGTATTCAAAAACTGAATCTCTGTCGAAGCAATTGTAAGTTTTGGTCTTGACGTTGTTTCAACATACCACTCATTGATCCCAAGTGACGACGGAAATCTAAGTATCCATCGGTTCTCCCTTTTCGGTTCATAAGGGATTGGCATTTTCATTAATAAATCAGCCATATTGTTTTTTTTTAGTTTTTTGTTTTATTTTTATTATAAATAGTATCTTATTAAAAATTTTTCTATTTACTTCTGTTTTTTTTTAAATAATCTATTAACTAGACCAGTTATTCATATTTAGTTTTACCTTCCTTACTAGTATGATAAATTTTTAATTCATCTTCATCATCAAAATTCTTTCTCATAATTTGAACATTTCTTAAATCATCATCAGAAAAACCAATATAAGGTATAAAATAATTACTGATTTTGTTTTTCATAAATGCCTTTTCTTGCAGTTGTCTAGAAAGTTTTTGAACATAAGACATAAACTCTCTCATTGCATCCACCTTTAATTGTTCGGGATTAGCAGCAGAACCCTGACCAAACGTTACAGGATAAAATTTACACATATCTAAGTAATATCTAATAATATCATCATCAGATAATTCGTCTTCATCTGCAAGATCTCTATATTTTTTAAGATTTTTAACAATAGTTTTTTCGTTTAACCCGTGTTTATTCTTTTTAATTAAATTATAAACAGCATTTTTTAAAACACTAGGGGTGTGACCTCTTGCTGTGATAATCGAAAATATAGACCCATCATTGACCGCCTCAACAAAATCATTCCAAGAAGGTCCTGTTGGAGATTTTATAGAGTCTTTAACAAATTCTTTATCACCATGAACTCTAAAATCTCTAAAAGCTTCGTCGTCAAAACCAACAATCTTGTGTCCTTTGTAATTAAAAGGTTCTTTACCAATTTCAGTTCTGTATTCTGCAAAATCTTCAGTTGACATACCAACACTTTTTCCTTTATCGTCTTTCAAATAAATTTTGGTCGGCATATACATTAGATTATCATCCCAATCAAAAGCATAATACTTCATTGTTGGTTTTAATTGATCACTAATAATTTCTGTAATTATATCTTTTACAAAATTTTTGTAATTCATAACAATAAATATCTTAAATTAAAAAAAAGGGGAACTAATGTTCCCCCCTTATTTATGATCTGATAAATTTAGATATTTTCAAACGACGCTCCTGTTGGAGTGATGTAGAAAGTAATATCAATAAATTCAAGAGCTCTTGTAGGTTTGATATAGATTTTTCCTGTTAATTGGTTTCTATCTAAATCTTCAGGAGAAGACGAAACGGTTACACGGAAGTCATATAAACCACGGTCTCTTCTAATGGCATCTAAGATTGGATTAACAGCGTTTAAGAAGTCTTGTCTAACTTGTGCGTCGTTTTGTTCAAACAACAATCTAATAGATACTGCTGAAATCAACTTACGTGCTTGTAATAATAATCTTCTTACGTTAATTCTATCAAGAGCGGATTCTCTAACTTGTAGAGTTTTATTACCCCAAATTACAGTACCAACATCAGAGAAAGTCGCAATTGGGTTAATTCTACCAACATAAAGAGTATCTCTATCTTCTTGTGTTAGTTTCTTACGAGCTTTGATACAATTAACAATACCACGAGTGTAACCCGCCGCTGCGAACCAAGGGAACGCGATGTTATCTGTCAAGGCTAAGTTTCTTGTTACCTCAGCCGTAGGTGGAATGTAGATTTGAGTGTTATTTACACTATCTCTTGTCAATACCCACGGATAGTAAGTAGCCGTATAGTTTGAGTCAATTCCTGTGGTTTCCAAATTATTAACCGCTTCTGTAGGGTAGATAAACCCATCAATACCGGTTGTTGTTGGTAAATATAAGTCGTAGTCAGGAGTTGTACAAACATAAAGTGAATCTGCTCTGTTGAATTCAATCATTTGAACCGCATCCTCAACCAAATTACTGTTATTTACATAATCAATACCAGGTGTAACAAAAACGTTAATGTTTGTTGCTTCAGGGTTAGCGAATGTTTGTTGTCCTAACAAGTATGCGTAGTAGTCGGTGTTAGCAAAATTTTGTGTACCGTCACCCAAAGAAATTTCTTTAAATGCTCCCCAACCAACTGCGGTAGGATATCTTGATGATGGACAAGCTCCGTTAAGGAATCCTCTTCTACCAATTTGATATTCGTCAGTATTTGTTCTCCATTCTCTGTAAATATCCCATCCATCAAATCCACCTTGAACTAAGAATGTGAATTTACGTGCGAATAATCTGTAATAAGCATTTGTAGGTGATTCAGGTTCTGTAAGGAATGATGAATTACCACAAACAAATCTTGGTTCACCACTTGTAGAAAACTCAGGTCCGATCGTTAAACCACTTGCGTTTACGTCCATGTGGAAACCTTCAGATCTATAATTAAATGGAAGACCATCAATATCACAAGAATTAATTGGGTTTCTTTTACCGACATATTCAAAGAACGCTGGATCCCATCCATAAGAATTTGAAATACCTAAATAAGTTCTTCTTACATTATCACCTGGACTTGTAAGTGCATCATCATTTCCTGAAGATAAACCAAATGGTGGGTTATAAATAACTTCACCAGGGAAATCATATTTTCCTTTGATAATTGGGAATGGTGAATTAGCTCCTGCGTAATTTCTAAAGTTAAATCCGTTGAATCCACAAGGTAGTGTGTCGATTGGAGCATCTTCACTCATCTCAACCATTACATATCTTGAGTTAAGTGCGTATTCTCCGTCTAATGTACCAATTTTATTTCCGATAAAGTTATTTTGTCCCGGATCCATAGCACAATTAGTAAATTTCTCAAGAACAACAGGATTTGCATCTGTATCAAAATAGCTACGAATCAATACATCAAACGTTAAGTTATTATATGATTGATTAATAATTGAAATTTTAATCAATGTGTTTGCTGCGTCACCGTCAGAAACTGTATAGAATCTAAATAGGTCATAAACTTTATTACCTCTTAATTCTGAAACAACAAAAGGTGAAACTGGTGTTTGCCATTTATCTAAATACCAACCAATTGAATTTGGATCACCACTTTGAGCTGAGTCAAGAGCAATTAAATTAGGATTTAAACCTCTAATGTAACCTTTTTTCCAAGAGTAATTTAACCATGACTGGAAGTTTTCTTCAGCAAATACTGGAACTTCAATTCTTGGTTTTTGGAAATTGGAAACACCAAATACTTTTGACCAATATTCCGGATCATTTTGTGTAAAAGAAGTTTCAAATGAATAACTTGTTCCAAACTTATCAATTACATTTACACCAAATGTAGAATAAGGATTTTTCAATACTGCCGAATATTGTCCAGTCATATTAAGTGTTACGTCAGATGTTCCTGTTACTGAATATGTTGGGTTAGTTGCGTTTGTATAAGTTGAAATACCTCTTGATCTTAATGTTCCAACAACTACATTATCATAATTAACATATGAAGTACCTGTATAGTAATAAATTTTACCAACAATAGTTCCTGAATAACAATCGATATTAACAGGTGTAGGAGTTGGTGTTGGTGATGTAAATGGTGAAGGTGTAATACAAGGATTTACAAATGAAGGAGTTGGCGTTGGAGACGCTGTTGCTTGTGGTGTTGGTGTAGGGTTAGGATAATAAGCAGTCAAACCTGAAACATAAGTAAAGAATGAATAACCACTGTAGTGAGTATTTCCTGTGTTTGTAAATAAAGCGTAATACCAAGCATCATTTAATGGTGATGTTAAACTTGTATCATCAAGTGAAACTGAAGGAACATTAAACACATTAGTTGCCGCTGTCCATCCCGCACCTTCTAAGGTATTATAATCTTGAGTGTCTATTGAACCAAAATATGAAATGTATTCATCTTCCGCCATATATGGATTAGAATCAGTTATTACATCAAAAATTAAGTTTCTGATTTGTGAATCTAATGTGGACGTTGATCCATTGAATTGTTCAAATTGAGTGAAAAGAATATCTTGAATTTCATCAGGGAAATTAGCGTTATATCCGATTGTTGTTACAGAGTTTGTACATGCGGTAAAAGGAACTGTAAATGTTAATTCTTTAGGAGTAACACAAGTAGTTTCACAAGTTGTATAATCCGTAACTGAACTTAAACACCAAACACCAATTGTTGATGGATCTACGTTAGCCACAGTTGTTACAGACCAAGATGGTCCTGCATCATATCCTGATAAACCAAGAATTCTTGTAACAAACAATTGGTTAGATTGTTGTAAATAAGCTTTAGCGATATACGATGCTTCGTATTTTGGAATTTGAGTGTTTACGAATTTTTCTGGGGACGTTGGTCCAAATACGCTTTCAAATTCTGTGAAATTTGTAATGAAAATAGGTTCAAAAGCTGGACCTAATAAAGTTTCACCAACTATACCTAATGTAGTTACACCGACACTTTGGGCTACAAAGCTTAAGTCAACTTCAGAAGTATACACACCGGGCGAAACAAAAACCTTACTGTTAGTTGCCATATTGTAAAATACTTTTAATTATTTATTTTTACTATAAATACTTTGTTTTTTATCAAAAACTTTACATAATAAAAAGTATTTATATGTTGGTATGATTTTATTCTGCCTTTTTTCTACCACTATGGATAAAGATGTTAAAACAATAAAAAATCTAAAAATAGACGCCAAAGTTCATGATGTCTTAAAAAAGTATTGTGATAAGAGGGGTATTAAAATGTATAAATTTTTAGAAAATCTAATAATGGAAAAGTGTAAAGATAAGAAAGATATATACGGAGAAATTTAAATAAGTTTTCTTGTATATACCAAAATTGGTGTTTCATTTGTTAACCCAATTGAAATTTCAATTCTTAAAGTATCACCATTATTTATTTGAATAAAATCAACATTATCACCATAATAATTATCATTGATGTAAACAGAATAGTCTTGAATGTTTGTGCTGTTTTCAAAAAATAAATTACACACATAATCAAAATAATATTCCATTGTTGTTGCACTATTTGGATATTCTAAAGTAACTGAACCTAACTGAACTGGATCTTGTTTTTTCTGTGGTCTTTTAACAGGACGAGTATCTACTTCAAACATTTGAAAAGTTCTATTAATGGCAGGAGACACTTCGAATTGTTCTTCATCAATCAAAAACCCCATCATAGTAAAATCATATTTTTGAATATAGTATTTTCTTTTTTCTAAATCCAAAACAGATTCATCAGAAAACGAGTCATTAATTATTGGAATGTAATGTCCGTTAATTGTTTGGTATGCTTGTCTTGATGCAAATGTTTCCATAACTCTTTGATTTAAGGTATTTGCTTCTCTCATTCTATTACATACAATTGCTACCGTATACTTTAAATCAATCGGAACTGGTTGTGGTATTTTATAAATGTCGGCACCTTTTCTATTTCCATCCCAAGTAGGAATTTCCATGTAATAATACATTCTTCTAACAGGTATGTTATACATAACCGCAGGGTTATTTCCATATTTAACTTCCGGATTTCTTATAATTGCTAAAAATGGTGGCTCAATATTTTTATCAATGTTTTGAAAATCCCACGTTTCAACAAATTGAGACCAATTTTGTGTTGTTATTAAAATATCAACTACGGGTATTTTTTTTCCTTCAGAAACAATATTAAATTTTTCCTTCACAAAATCCAAAAATCCACCATCAAGATCCGCATGAAGTAATGACTTAGGTAGGTAAGTCCCATCCTTAGTAATCATGTCCTTTATTTGTTCCCTTCTCGGTAAAAGAGTCTTGGGGTACGTTAAAGGTAATGTCGGTTTAACTTGTTTTGGTAATGCCATTATTAATTTTATTAATTTATAATCCCCTAAATTCATTTGGTCCAACAGGAGCCCCAATAATACTACGGTAAAAGGGTTTGAAACCTTTGTAAGTATGTTTTATATCTGAAATAACACGACCATCATTTACTACGGTATAATATCTAACAAAGTTTTCACTATCATAGTATCCTACATAATCCCCAAAATCTATATCGATATTAAGATCATTTAAAGTTTTTAAGTAAACTGACATTGTAATATTTCCTGGTTCTACTTGATCCAATTTTGTTGCCCCAAGTAATTTATTTTCAGGTCCAGCAATCCCTACATAAGCATTAAACTCAACGGGGGGTAAAAATTTAATACCATCTTCAACCACTTCACCGTAAACATCATCAGTTTTAATTTTATTTCTATCAATTCTATACAATACACAAGTATAGTTCATATCACCAATTAACCATTCTTGACCCATTTCAATTTCCAACTCAAAATCACGATCCCCAAAAAATTTTCCTAATCTTGTTATTGGCACATTATTCTTCATACGAAATGGTTTTTCTTGATAAATATACAATTATTGATTATCTTTTATAAAAGATTAAGTTTGGAAAACAAAAAGTCTCTTGTTGAACATAAGGCCCTTGAACTACTAGACACATATAGTGGTTCGAATAACTATATCTTATACCTAAAAAATAAGAAAGAATCCTCTTCAAAATTTTACCCTACAAGAACTCAAGCAGATTATATTATAAATTATTTTGATTCAGTACCAAAAGTTGCTCGAAAATGGGTTGAGTTGGACACTTATTTTGCTAAAAAGTTTTCAGAAGAAAAATGTTTGTTAAAAACACCTGATCAAATTTATATTGAAAAATTATTGGTAGAAAAAGAAAAATCATATCATGTTTGGGCTAAGTTTTTTGAAAACGATAAACTATCTGAATTTTGGATTCCAAAATCATCATTAATAAAAACACACAATGTTCAATCAGTCACTATTGATTATTCGAAGTATTCACATCGTCCTCCGCTTGAACATCAGAAAATTGCAATTGAAAAACTAACAGGGTCAAAAAGATTTATATTGGCGGACGACATGGGCTTAGGCAAGACAACTTCTACTATCATTGCGGCTTTAGAAACGGGATCTAAAAAAATCTTAATTATTTGTCCAGCATCATTAAAGATTAATTGGCAACGTGAAATTGAAAATTATTCTAATAGATCCATTTTTATTGCGGAAGGCAAGAAATTTTCAACAGAATCTGATTTTGTTATTGTTAATTATGATATTTTAAAAAATTTCCACGACTCAGATCCCAAAAAGAAAGAAGAGTCTTTATTAATTCAAAGCAATTTTGATTTGGTAATATTGGACGAAGCACATATGATTTCTAACGCACAGGCTCAAAGAACTAAAATCATAAATAGTTTTGTTAAAAACATAGATAAAGTTTGGTTATTAACGGGAACACCAATGACATCTCGTCCTATGAACTATTATAACTTATTAAATATTATTGAAAGTCCTGTTGCTCAAAATTGGAAAGCATATGCGATTCGTTATTGTCAGGGATTTCAATTTACGGCAGGAAAAAGAAAAGTTTGGAATGTGTCGGGAGCGTCAAACTTGGAGGAATTAAGAGACCGAACATCAAAACAAATTCTTAGAAGATTAAAAGAAGACGTTTTAGATTTACCTGATAAAATTATTACTCCCGTTTATTTGAGATTAAAATCAAAAGAATATGAGGAACTTATGGGTGATTATTATGATTGGTATGATAAAAACCCCGATGAGTCTTCATCACTTACGGTTCAGTTTTCAAAGTTGATGAAAGTTAGAAAAGTAATTGCAAATGAAAAAACAAGACAAACAATAGAGTTTGCTGAAAACATTATAGATCAAGGAAAAAAAGTTATTATATTCACAAACTTTACGGATACACTCCAAACAATATATCATCACTTTGGAAAACATGCGGTTTATCTTGATGGTAGTTGTTCTAATTCATTTAGACAGCAAGCAGTTGACTCTTTTCAAAATGATGAAAAAATTAAAGTTTTTGTTGGAAATTTGAAGGCGGCAGGTGTTGGTTTAACATTGACATCCGCAGAAGCAGTTATTATGAACGACCTATCTTTTGTTCCTGCAGAACACGCACAAGCCGAGGATAGAGCATATCGTTATGGTCAAAAATCAAATGTCCTTGTTTATTATCCTTTGTTTGAAAATACAATCGAGGGAGCAATTTACGACATTCTAAATAAGAAAAAACAAATAATCAGAACCGTGATGGGTGATGAAATTCAAGAAAGTGGTGGTGATATTGCTGAAGAAATATTAAAACTAATCAATAGAAGGTGATATTTATTTAAAAATAAATTATGCCAACAAAATTAGATCAAAGTCAAATTGATGGATTACCAGAAGAAATACAATCACTGGATTTAATAGACGTATCTTTAGAAGCTAAAATTTCTTCAGAAGATTCTCAAAACGATCAAGTAGATATAAATCTACAAGGACAAATAGATGATTTAAAATCAACAGTATTAAGTTTGGTTTTTGGAAATTCATTATATGTGAATTTAGACCATGACACTTTTTATGCAATGACTCCAACCCAATTTCCAATTATGGTTACGTCTACAGTTTGGGAATGGTATTTGGAATCTGAAGTTATTTCTGAAGCAATTTACAGTAGTTACACAGCAACAGTTGAGGGTTATTATAAAGCTAAAGTTACATATACCACTCAATTAGGTATAAAAGTAATGGAGTCATATCCAATTTTCTTCACTCCAAGATAACATGAAAGTATCATTTAATTATGAAAATAAAGATTTTAAAAAATACACAGACTTTGTTAATAAGTTTACAAAACTTCTGCAAAAAGAATTTCCTTTAAAAAACGATGTAAAAATATTTTTTTTAGATCAACAAAAAGGTGAAATGTCAACAGGTAGTAGAATGTCAGATAATATAATAAAAGTATTGGTTGGTGATCGAATGAATCGAGACATTATGAGAACATTAGCTCACGAATGGGTTCACGAATACCAAATGGATGTGTTAAAAAGAAAAAAAGGTCCTGACATTGGGGGTCAAAACGAAGACGAAGCAAATGCGTTTGCGGGAAGACTTATTAAAATGTTTGAAAAAGAAAATCTTGAAATGGAAGAATTGATGTATGAACAAAAAGGAATACAGGGTAAAATAAATTTAGTTAATGAACAGATAATAATTAATGAGAAAAAAACCATTGAAGAAAATTTGTTGATTGAAATGAAAAAAATTGGTATTGAAAAATTACCATATTCTTATTCTTCCTTGTCAAGATTTATCGATTCAAAAACAATGAATGTCCACTACAACAAACACTACAAAGGGTATGTTGACAAACTTAATAAATCATTAAAAAATATTGATGGAGATATTGACTTAGAAGAAATTGTTCGTTCAATATCAAAATTTGATAACAAGGTCAGAAATAATGCTGGAGGTTCTTTTAATCATGCTCTATTTTGGAAAATGTTATCACCAAAAAAACAAATACCAAAAGGGGAAATTCTAAAAAAAATTAAAGAAGATTTTGGGAATATTAAAAAAATGAAGGACGAATTTAACGAAGCGGCTAAAGATCGTTTTGGATCAGGTTGGGCTTGGTTGTATATTGCGAAAGATGGGAAATTAAAAATAATGTCAACACCAAATCAAGATAACCCTTTGATGAACATTGTTAAAAAAGGTGGTTTTCCAATTTTAGGATTAGATGTTTGGGAACATGCTTATTATTTAAAATACCAAAACAAAAGAGACGAATATATTAACAATTTTTGGAATGTGGTAAACTGGGAGTTTGTTGAAGAACTATATAACCTTCATACAAAAAAGAAAAATATTAAAGAAAGTGTTGATAAAAAAGAAAATATAAATGAAATTAGCACAACTTTTGCGTTCCCATATACACCAAAAAAGTTAAGAGAATTAATTCATTCCCAATATGTTGGTTGTTATGGGAAGCAATATAAAAACGGTTGTTTAGGTAAAATTGAAACCAAAAAATGTAACACAGAAGTTGGAGTTTTAGGAGGTGAATACGCTGAGAAAAAATTTGGTGGAACAAGTCAGTGGTCTATAATTAATCGTTTTGATACAAACAGTAAAGTTAAAAAAGAAATATATAATATTTGGTTAGAAGAAACTGAAGGTTTGTCCGACTTTAAAACATGGATTAAAGATCGAGCATTTGATTTGTTTTCAAACGAAGGAATGTATTTAGATAGATTATCAGAACCAAATATAGGAACAATCGAGATTGGTAAGGAAAATGAAAGTTATGCTAAAAATATTATTCGTCAAATATATAACTTAAATCCTGACGAAGAAGGAATAACTTATGAACTGTATGAACATTGTTCAGGAGACATCAACGATCGAAAAAAAGGACAAGACATAGTTTTGAAAATAAAAGGAAAAGAAACAATTTATTTTCAAGTTAAACCATTTCTAAATCAAAATAACGATATTAAATTTTTTGATGGTGGAGATAGGGGATATTATTTTAAAGTGGCTTCGTGGAATAGTCAAAATAAATATAAAGGTGAAAATGTTGATGTAATGTTGTATGTTGATAGATCAGAACAAAAATACATTATGTTTAGAAATGACCACAATAAAATGTTAACGGTAAGTAATCCAAAAAAACAACCCCCATATTTTATCTATTATTATGAAATGCCATTACAAAGTAATTTTAAAGTTCCAACACAAAAAGAAACTCCAAAAACACCGGTAAAACAATCAATTTCAAAAGATGTTAACAAACAAATTGAATTTTATAAAGAAAGAATTCAATATTTCACAGATAAGGTAAAAGAGTTAGAAGGTGAAAATTCTGAAATTTTTGAAATGATAAGTTTTTATAAAAATGAGTTGGGTAAAATATTTATCTAATTAAAAGATATTTATATAAAAAACTATTATGGCAATTATCAACGAACCAGAAAGAAGTAAATTCTATCAAAAAGTTAGACATTTACTTGGAGCACCTTTAAGATCAGTAGAATTAGAGGATGAAATGATGGACACTCTTTTAGAGTATTCTATTGATGATTATTCACAATACGTACAGGATTGGTTAACCGAATCTCAATGGACATCACTATATAATTTAAATTTAGACACACAATCTTTATCAAGAGCCTTCATTACTAAAAGTTTAGATTTTGAAACTCGTTATACTTACGCATATTCTAAAATTGTTGGTCTACAAGCTGGTGGTGATTGGGAAATTAAAAAAGATTATATACAATTAGTTCCTAACCAACAAATCTATGAAATACCTGCAGGTCGTGAAATAAATGAAGTATTATGGTTTACCCCATCAACACTTAACAATCTTATGTTTGGTTTAGGAGGTTTTGCTGGTGTTGGTATTGGAACTGGCCTTGGTGGTGGTGGTGGACTTGCACAAATTGGTAATATGGCAGGAAGTTATTATTTAACACCGGCTTTTGATACGTTACTAAGAATGCAAGAGGTTAACATACAAAGAAGAATATATGCTGGTGATTTAACATATTATATAACCGCACTTCCTGAAGGTAAAAAAGCATTACACCTTTTAAATACACCTGGAGGTAAATTTGACTTTGGTAACGCAGAATTATCAAAGGGTCAAGTTTGGTATTGGTATTATGACACTTCACAAGGTGACAGAGATAAATGTTTGGCGGATAATCCTGATATTATTTTATTACCTTCAGATGTTCCATTTAATAAAATGTCTTGGGAAAAGTTAAACAATCCGGCACAAATTTGGGTTAGAAGATGGTTTACAGCATATTGTAAAGAAACGTTGGCAAGAGTTAGAGGTAAATTCAGTGGAAATTTAAAAGCACCTGATGGTGATTTACAAATGGATTATGCGTCTTTATCAACCGAGGCTAAAGACGAAAAAACTAAATTAATTGATGAACTTATTGGGGCAGATGGTAGACTCACAAGATTACGTCCTGAAAAAATAATGGAGAGAGAAGCTTTGTTGGCAGAAAACCTTAACAAACAATTAAAGTTTAGAGCAATGCCTCGTCAAATATATGTAATTTAATTTTTATGCCAATACATAGAGAATCACCAACAAGAAAAACAGTATTTAGGGGAGGTCGATCAGTTAATTTAAACACCTTCGAAACCATAATTTTAAGTGAGCCTACATATTCCACAAATGGTGAAATTTTAATTATTGTTAAAGATGTCTCACACTGTAAATTAAAACTTAATTCAACAACAACAGATAAAATCACTATTAAATCATTAACAAATTGTACTATTATTCCTGATCTCAACAGAATTGATGAAGATTGGGACGAATTAGAAATTAGTAAAGGTGCTTGTATAGAGTTACAAAATGTTCAGGGAGTATGGTATATACTATCCTCCGATGGTCTCAAACTTGATTAAATCTTCTTTTGGTACATATTTCCACATGACATCATCAGCATTTTTATACATGTGATATGGTGTCTCACCAACACGATTCCAAAATAACATTTCCTCATCTGAAATTTCCATAACGTCTTCTAATTTGTCTTGGTCGCCTTCATCAAATGGTTGTCCGTTAATTAATTCACATTGATCTTTTGTGAAGAATGGTCGGTCTTCTGGATTCTTAACCAACAATCCATTTCTTACTTCTTGTTTAAACACAACAAGTAATGGTTCTACACGTTTATTAAAAGTCGCAATTGCTCTTTGAATATTATATTGACCTTTCATTGTCGGGTTATTTTCTAAATCAGATGGCTCAATTCGGTAACAATTTAGTTGGATAACTGAATCGGTACTACTAAGTCGATAGGCGAAATCTGTTGGTATTCCGGTATTTGCCTCCTTGTTTTTAGCATCACTACGTACCCAGTTATCTTCCGACCAAGAT